CACCCATTTGGAGCCGCAGCAAGCTATCTTGCTTCAGCTCCTGTTTTAGTTTTTTACGTCAAGCTCCTCTTCAGAATCCTCACCAATGACTGCAAGCATTAAATTTTGCAGATCAGAATCACGCACATCGTTTTTAAGCTCTGCGATTTGACCCGCCTGAAAAAGTCTTTGGCCGTTTTCGTCGGTGGCTTTTTGAACTAACAATTGCAGGGCAAAAGCGTTCAAGTCATCACCGGCAGGCTTTTGTGCGCGTTCACGCTCTGCCATGGTGAGAGGTGTACGCCAAAACTCAAAACTCTCTCCGTTGTGCAACTTCACAATTTTTTTGACGGGCGTTAAATTCGCGGCACTCTTAAGACGTTCAAGGGCAGAGGGTTTTTTCACGGGGCAAGCTGGCATGGCAAAATATTCTTTACCTTTTGATTTTAGCTTTTAAGCGCTAGTGCTGAAATCAAAATCAGGAGAGGAAGAGGGCCTAAAAGTAATCTCGACGTTTTGCCCATCGTTGGGATTCACCGATCTGGTTGCTGCAGTCAAAACGGCCTGAAAGGTAATACTACGGCTTAATGCCTCGCTGGCTTGCTTGTCAGTGTAAAGCTTGAAGGTACAGCCAATTTGCTGGTTTAACACGACATCCTCAATTAATCGATTGCTCAAGGGCGCGTCATCATCAACAACCCAAACAACCGCGGTTCCCGTTGCATCACCTAGGCCGCCGATATATTGCCTGAATTGAATTTGCTTTTTTGGAGTTTGACCGATTGTTGTCACATCAATCTCTGCGCGTTCAATCTCAAGATTCCAGCTCTGCACCTGACCGATAGCAGCAAAGTCGGCATAAGATATTTGAAAAACATTCGGGTTTACTAAAGTGCCGTCATCAGAAATGTTTACAGCAGAACCACCAGGCGTGGCAGAAACCTGAAGAACCCCGGTCGTTGAGTTGTAGGCTATCACGTAAAATGTAGTGTTTTCGGTTAATCCACTGGGCAAGGTGCCAGATCCAGGCAACCCAGATTGCTTGTCAATGAAATCAAAAGCGACAGGATCACCAACACGAAAGCCTAAAAAAGGGCCAATTGTAATTTGGTTTTGTGCCGTGTCAACACTCGACTCATTAAAAGTCCCAATCGTTCCCGCGGGCTTGTAATACAACGCACCGGACGTGCCCGAGAGAACAGTTACCGCCATGATGCAAAGTGAATGGCTTTTTCAGTCTACATAGCAAGTGAAAGTGATCACAAGCTGTGTTTGAAAAAACGCGCTGTCGGGGCTAGAAGGCCTCACAACACTGGGGCCAGATGCAGCGTCAAAGATGATGCTGGATACAGTTTGGCGATCAAACAAGTCTTTCACCCTTTCGACAATTGTGTAGTTTGCAGCAGCGCCAGCACCAACAGGCGTAAAAGTGTTGATCGTCAAGGTGCCGTTTTGAGCGTTGAAGCCAGTTGAAGGGCCAACCAGGGTTGCATAATTATTTGCTCCAAAAAGCAAAAACACCTGTAGCCAGGTTGAATCGTTTGGCGGTGTAAAGGGTACGTTTTGGTATGCGACAGGATATGAAGGAGACAACGCCATCTCTGTTGCAATTCTGCCTTCAATGGCTGCTCTAATGTCGTTGTAAGTGCTGCTCATCCTTGGCTCCTAATTTTGCGGGCTGCCTCTAAAACTCGACCTTGAAGATCTTTGGCGATGCCTTGAATCCAACCGGCATTAGCTTGCGGGCTGCTGCCTTGTGCCAAGAATTCAGCATAAGGCAAATTGTTATACACGCTGTAAACGTTGCCTAACGTTTCTTGGCCATAGCCAACCCTTTGAATTGGCGGCGTTGCCTGATATTGTCCAGGCGGCTTAGAGTTGCCTGAAAAAGAATTTTCGCCAACCTGCCAAGAGGCGCGGAATCTTCCGGTATCAACGGGGCTTGCTTGCTTTAATAAACTGTCAGCATCAAGAACCGCAGCACGCAAAAGCTTTTCAAGCTTTTCCTCAAAATAATCATCGATCTTGGATAAGGGAATTTTTGCCATTATTCCCTCAAAACGATTTCATACGTGATCGCTTGATTGTCTTGCTCAATCGTTTCAATGTTCACGATTTGATAGACAACACCAGAAATTACAACTTTGTCAGAAGTTGAAGGGGTTGAGTTAAGGTCAGCCGCAGCAACCGTCAGTCTTCGATCACCAGCTTTTACAAGGTCATTAACCTCGCGTGCATTAACGTTTTCAACAAAGCCTTTGACCACCGCATCAGAAACGCTTTCGCTAGCGGTGCCCGTTGACGGGTCGTAAGCACCAACAGTAACCGACCTGATGGTCACATCACCGCCAAGCTTACCAACAAGCTTTGAGGCCGCCTTTTTCAGAGAGAGAGCTAATCCCATCAGACACGGTAAGCAATGCAGGCCCCATTCTGAAGCGTGATGCTAGTGAAAACCCCGACAAGATGAAACCCTGAGGGGATGGTTTCACCGTCCAAGCTGTTGCCGGTGTAGTTTTCAGTGACAAGCGTATCGATCGTTGAATTTTCAAAAAAATCAATATGCTTAAACCTGCCGGTATGAGCAGCCGTGTCGGTGATTACTTCAGCACCTACGGCGTAGTCAATTCCGACATCACCTTGCCCAAAACCCTTAGACATAATCAGCTCCTTTTGACTGCAATGTTACCCGGCCCACTAATTCTAAGCCCTGTCATATAACGCTCTACCATTGGCGGGATTCGATCAGCGCCCACAGGGCCATATCGATTCGTGGCAACGTTGATGTTTCCAATGCTTACGTTGTTGAAATCTTCCAAGCCAGACAGGCCAATCCCATCTTTGTTGTTGTTGAGGTAAACGGCCAGAATCACCTGCGCCTCTTGAATTTGAGACGGGATCTCTTCGTCTGTAAAATAATCTGTTTGGATCCTAAAAGGAAAGCCAACTGAGTATGTGTTGATGTAAGTGTCTGGTCTGCGAACGCCTGTCCTAGGCCATTGCAAAGCTTGTGTTTCAGTTGAACGCGCTCCTAGATACCGCTCGCGATCAATGCGTTGGGTTGCGGTAAAAAGCGCACGATTTTTTTGATCAGTTGTTGCTGTGCCCCATGCAACAACGTCATCATCCTCAACCAAACCGTCAACAATCGCTTGCGCTTCCGCCAGGGTCAGATACGAGTTTGCGTCGGCTGCCCCCACTGTTGCGTTGATTACGATTGCCATTGGTCTTCACCTTTGAAGGTTTAGTTGGAAGCTTGCTAACAGAAAGAGAGGCCGCTTCTGCAGCAGCAGCCTCCCGTTCACGCGCTCGCCTAAATGCGAACAATCCCACAATCAAGCCGCTGCAGCTTTCATGATGGCAAAGTTCAGCACAATGGCCTCAGAAAGAGAACCTGTAGAAACGTTGCTAACAGTGATCTTGAAAGATCCATCAGCAATCAGGTTTGCTTGAACAATGTAAGAACCGGCGCTGCCGACGCTTCCATGATTGACAAGAACAACGTCACCGGCAGTGCAGAAGCTGTTGGTGACAACAAATGACACCTCAGCTGCTGCAGCCAGAGCCGCATTGTTCATTGTGATCTGACCACAGGGCTGGTTCAGAGTCACTCCGGTTGACTTGTTGGTGGCCTGAGTAACGGCACCCCCGGAAACATAGCCCAAAGCCTTGTCGGCGGTGGCTTCAAAGATAGATGGCATCGTTAAATTCCTCCTCAGTCGAAGTTGGAAACGTTAGTGGCACGAACCATGCCGATATTCTTTGTCTCGTAAACCTTGGTCCAATTACCAACGGTTTCGAGTTGAGCGCGGGTTGGGTTAACAACAGACTTGTTGAACTTGACCCCCATTGGGTGATACACGTAGTGAAGGTCTACGGATAATGCATCACTTTTGGCTAATATATCACGATCAGTTTCAGTCTGCATTGCCATTTGTTCACCGCTGGCGACAGCGCCTTGGACGAAGAAATACGTTGCATATTCGGTGCTAGAACCCGATCCTGTGGTTTGCACATCGTCGGAGACGATTACGCGCAGACCCATGAAAGTGGGAACAGAAACTTCGCCAAAGGCGTTTTGAATCGTGCCGCCGAAGGCATCCTCAGCAGTGCCAAGGCCGGTTTGGCGTGCATCGGTCGCAGTGACGTAATCAATTGCGCGACGCTCGACAAGGTCATAGTAAATTTTCGAATGGATGCACATCGCATTCAGCTTGTCCCCTTGGTCGCCCAATACTG